GCGACTTCTGGTTCCGCATCGCCGCCTTGGCCGTGCCCAGGTTCGCGATGGTGATGGCCGCACCCGAAACGAGATTTCCGTGATCGGCGTGGAACAGCGCGATGCTGTCCGCCAGGGCGGCGTTCGCCGTGATGATGCCCCAGACCAGATCGCTTTCGAAGTTCGCTGCCGACGTGCCGAACATGGTGACCATGCGGTCGAAAGCCCGCAGGTCGTCATTGATCAGCATCTCTTCGGTGAAGCGGATGGCGCGGCCATAGGTCGCCAGTCCGTACTGCTCCTGGCTTTCGCCGACCGTGCCATAGGCATACTCGGCACCTTCCAGCTTCTGCATGAAGGTCGGCGCAGAGGACAGCGCCGCCACGCTGGTGGTCTTGAAGTCCGGCAGCGTCGTTTCGTTCACGATGGGACGGAAAGTCTGCGGTGCGGCGCCGTAGGCCATCTGCAGCCGCTTCGACGCGACATTGGCCATGATGTACGGGAAGTCGCTGGTCGTGTGATTGCCGCGAAGGATCTTCATCGCCGTTTCGCTGCGGGACAGACCGCGGACGCTTTCGCCGCGCTGACCCAGCAGCTCCTTGCCGATCTCCATCAGCGACATGCCGCGGAACTCGCGGGCACCGTCTTCCAGCTTCACCTTGGGCGACAGGCGATGCTCGATCGCGTTGATCGCCAGGGCACGGCGGGTGTCGACCTCGTCGCGGCCGCCGAAGCGGGCTCGGGTGTCGCCGTGCTCGTCGTTTTTGTCGGCCAGCAGGTCGATGAAAGCGGCACGGGCCTGGTCGACGGTCTTGTCGTCGTCGATCAGCTTGTCGATATCCGCGTCCTCGATCTTCAGCTTGCGGCCGATCGTGCGGATTTCCGACTGGCGCTTGCGCTCGTCTTCGCGGGCCTGCTTGCGCTCGGCATCGACGTCCACCTTCTGCGGCTCCGGCGTAGCCGGCGGCGGGGTCGGGGCGGACGGCTGCTGGCGGTTCTCGGCGTCGTCCGTCGGGGCGGCGCCCTTCGTCTTGATGTCCTCTTCGGGCATCGTGGTCTCCTTTTCGGGATGGGCGGGCTCCGCCCGTTCAATGACGCAGGGGTTTTCGGTTTGGCCGTCGGCCGAGCGGAACCCTGCAAGGTCGTCCGCTCCGATGGGCACCGCGGAAATCTCCATCGGTTCCCAGTCTCGGGCGATGACGCGCGTTGCAGCGCCGTCCTCGCCTTCGATGACTTCGTAGCGGTGGACACGGTAGCCCACCGAGATATTGCGAATGATGCCAGCCTTGACGTCGCGCCAGATCGGTTCGACGTCGTCACGTTCGGAAAACCGGATCAGCGCCCGGCCCTCTTCGCCGTCGACCCAGGCCTTTTCGACGACTCCGATCACGTCCGCCAAATCCCAGTCGCTGTGCGTGTTGAGGAAAGGCGCACCATTGTTCAGGCGATCAAGCCGGATCGCCTTCTTGGAGACTTCCAGCTCTTCCTGGACGCGACCCAGGCCCGGCATGTACCGCGGCACCGAGGCGCCGGTCGTCCAGGTCACCTCGACCGTGCGGTCATCGTCATTGGCACTGTCGGCGCGCACAAGCGCATCGCGGCCGATTCGCGCCAGTTTGATCGTCTCGGCGTCTTCGCCGTCCTTGAAATCCTTGGGCATGGTCTACTCCTGGGATGTGTCGGGGGCGCCGTCCGGTGTGGCCGGCGGCAGAACGGTCCCGGCCGGCCGGGCCTGTGTCAGGCCGGCGTTGGAGACCTTGCGCGGATCGCTGTCGAAGACGAGCTCGCGCTCGTCGACGATGGACGCCCATTTCACGAACTCGGCGATCACCTTGTCCGGATTGCCGCCGCGCGCCCGGATAATCTCCTGCATCGACGTCTTGCCGATGCGGGTTTCCATCTGGTCGGCCATGACCTCCTTGAGCCGGTCGATCGGCTCGAAGCCAGGCAGCGTGAAACTCACGCTGTAGTCGACTTCGGAAATCCGGCCGGCCAGATAGGCGGCGTCGATGAACCAGCGCCACTGGGGCCGGCAGACCATCGGGATCATCGTAAATTTCTGGAACCGGCGGATCGCACCCTTGAAGGGCACAAAGCCCGCCTTGTAGCTCGACCAGTTGGCCTGACTGACATCGCCGGTCAGCAGCATGTACGGCATGTCCATCGCGGACGCGATGCGGTGCAGACGCTGACGCGAATAGCCCTCATACCCCGCCGACGGCGTGGGCTGGGCAAACTGCACGTCCTCGCCTTGCTCGAGATATTCGATCATGCCGGGCTCGAGCGTTTCCAGCCGGCCGTCATCGTCCTCGCTTTCCTCGCCCAGCAGCGGCGGGTTGGACGGATCATTGCTGGTCACGAAGGCGGCGAAACAGGCCTCCACCTTCTTCCGGACGGCCTCGGCCTGGTCGTACTCGACCAGGTCGCGCAGATCGACGAGGGCCGTGGCGAGCATCGGTACGCCGGTCAGCTGGCCCGGACGACGCTTCACATAACCGTGCGCGATCATCTCTGCCGGGATCCGGTTCGAGGTGATCGACAACCCGTCCCGGATTCGGCTTTCGCCCGGATGCTGGCGATAAAGCCAGTACGCCTGGCGGCGGTTCAGCCGGTCCAGTTCGATGCCGGCCACGATGTCGTTGCCGCCACTGGACAGCTTCGACATGTCCAGATGGTCCGGCTCCATCAGCTCGAACTGCACCGGCACGGCCAGACCGTCCGCATTCCGGCGGTTGCGCCGGCGCACCAGCACGTCGCCGCTTTCGACAATGGTCTGGCAAGCCAGATCCTGCTGGCCGTACAGGTCGTGCTGCCCGTCGGCATCGCATTCCAGCACGAACTCTTCCAGCGCCTCCGCGATCTGGCGGTCCAGCGCGTCCTTGCCGGTGGCCGGCTCCGGAATGATGCCGGAGCCGATGGCGGACTCGGTCCAGATGTTCGCACCGCGCTTGGCATAAGCGTCGTTTCGAACGGCGTCCCGGCTGCGGGCGCGCAGCGTCGGCGCCGCCTTCGTGTTCTCCGTGTTGGCCGACGAGCCCGACGGGTTCCAGTGCTTCAGCCGGCGCCCGCGCGATGCACCGTCATACGCCCGCTTGGACACGTCATAGGCCAGCCGCGCCTGCTGGCGTGACAGCGCCGCGCGGGGTGAAACCTGGGCGATCATGTCGGTAAGCCAGCCCATCAGAGGCCCCCGCGAAACACGGCGCGCGAGCGGCGCTTGGTCGTGACGATGCCGAGCTGGCGCTCCATCTCGTCGCGCACCTCCCGCATTTCCGACAGGTCGCGATATTCGACGGTCTGGCCGTTGTACGAGACGCGGCGGGCACCGGTCGCGATGGCATCGTTCAGCGCGTCGAGATCGGTCTGAGTGTATCGCGTGCTCACAGCCAGCTGTCTCCGGATCGGTTCAGTCCACGGCCGCGGCGGCGCGGCTTGCGGCGTTGCGGTTGTGCCGGTGCAGGTGCCGGCGGGGCGGTGTCTGTCGGCGGCGAGGCGGCGGCATCATCGACTGGCACAGGCGCCGGTTGCTGTTCTGGCTCCGGCGCTGTCGGCAGTTGAACGCCGATCGAACGCAGGGCCGCATGCACATAGCGGCGGATGTCGTGCGCCTCGTTCCGCACGCCCTTCGGGCACTCGTAGGCCCGGACGTCCTGGCCACCGACACGGCGCCGAACCAGCTTTTCCGCCAGCAGTTGCTGGAAGTACGCCTCGTCGTAGTCGGCGGCGAAATGGCAATAGCCGGCGCCCGGCGTCTTGACCCGAAGGTCGGAATAGATCTGGTCGGTCGCGGCATTCGTGCCGACCATGAACAGCGTGTGCCGGGTGCGCGAACGGCTCGCACGCTTCGGCCAGATCGGCTTTCCGGGCCCGCCGTCGCCCTTGATGGGATAGACGCGGCGGGCGTATCGCGGCTTGCAGAACTCGTAGACGCGCTCGGAATGGTGCCCGCCGCTGTCGATACAGCAGGCCTGTATTCGCATCGGCCGATTGTCCGCCCGGCGGTAGGTTCTCAGCAGGTGCGCCTCGAGCGCGTTCCAAACAGGCTGTTGCGCCGGGTCGCCGTGGATCACCTCATACGCGATGCCCCAACTTTCTCCACCGGCGCCAAACCCGACGATCTCCATCTCAAGGCGGTTGTCCTGGACGTCGACGGCGGCCACGAGGACCAGCACGCCCTCCGGAAAGTCGTCGCGGCCGTAGGGCTCGCGCCTGGCCAGCAGCGAGCCCGGATCGACGGAGATACCGCCTTCGTCCCACAGCTCGGCCAGATCGGTATTCACGAACACCTGAAGCGTGGACGGATCGTCTTTCGCCGCCAGGAAGTTCCGGACGGTCTCAGCTAGGGGCTGAGCCAGCGAGTACAGCTTGCTCGCGTTGAAACCGGCATGCCGCACCGGCACCCCCGGTTTCTGGCACACCGGGCACAGGGCCTCGCCCTGGTCGTTCCAGTTGTGGTCGCCCTGCCAGTCGAGCGGCTTGTGGTCCTGCCCGCAGCAGCGAAACGGCTTGGTCTGGCGCCAGCCGAAGTCGTCGCAATCGACGACACCCTCAACCGCGGCGCGGCGCTCGGCCTCCGACCAAACCGACCCGCAGACGCGGCACACGATGCCAGCGCTGTCCGGGTCGTGATTGCCGTTCTCGTCCTTGTCCCAGCGCACCCGGTCGAAGGACAGGGTTTGCGCTTCCTCGCAATGCGGACACCGGACGTAGAGCTTGCGCTGGTCGCTCATCTCGTATTCCCGTCCGATGCGCGAGAACCCCTTGCGCGTCGGCGAGCACGCCCGGATTGACTTCGCATTCCAGAACCGCCCCTGCCGGCGCTCGGCCAGACTCAGCGGGTCGCCTTCCGATCCGGCTGATGCCGGAAACTTGTCGATCTCGTCGGCTAGCACGACGCGCTTGGGCCGGCTGGCCAGGTCGGTCGGGCTGTTGGCGCCGACAATGTCGATCACCGCGCCGCTGTCGAAGGCTATCCGGTCCAGCGTCCGGTCAGACGAGCGCGACTTGGCCGGCGGCGCGATGGCAGCCAGGCACGGTGTTTCGTCGACCATTGGCTGCAGCCTGTCCTTCGCGAAGGACTCGCCGAGGTTCACCGTCGGCAGGATCCAGATAATCGGGCTGGGGTCCTGGTGTGCGTAGTAGCCGCCAGCATTGAGCAGCAGCTCGGTCTTGAACTCCTGCGTAGGCGCCATGACCGATATCGTCCGCACCCGCGGATCGGTGACGGCTTCCGTCGGTCCGACCGCCATGGGCACGGCCGCTGTGCGCCATCGCCCGGGTTCCGCCGCGGCGCGGCGCGACAGCCGCCTGAACTGGTCAGCCCATTCCCTTAGCGTCCGGCGCGGAACCGGCTTCAGTGTTGCGCGGCGGACCGTCCTCATCGCCGCCACCACGCGCGATTGCGTCTGGCCCATCTTCGGCAAGGCGTTCATCCGCACTCAACTCCCGCAGGATGTCGTCGACAGCCTCCGCAATGACCGGCTGCAGTTCGTGCGCCCGGCTTGCGTCGATGCGCGGCGCGAGAATTCCGGGGAGCGAGCCCAGACGCGTTCGAACTGTCGCGTACTCGCTGCTCACTGCGTCCAGAACCACGTCGATCAGGGCGACGGATCCGGCTTTCAGTTCCAGGTCGATCTCGGCCAGGGCCGCCTCGGCCTGCATCTTCCGGGCGCGGGCCTGCTCATAGTTCGCGGGTGTCGACTTCGGCTCGTCGGCTTCCGCCGGCGCCTCGGCCGGACCTTCCACATTCTCCAGATGCCAGCGGAACACCTTCGGCGTGTCGAACAGCCACTCGGTTCCTTTCCCGCCTTTCTGCTCATACGGGCAGCCGCGGCGCACCCAGGCGGAAATCGTCTTTACCGAAACACCAAATGTTTTCGCACAGTTGGCGCGGTTCACGATGTTCTTGTCGGCGCTGCCCGTCATCGTGTTTCAAGCCCTGCACCGAAAGCCATGAAACACCCTTCCCAAGACCTCATGGCTAGAAAAATGTCGGGGCCCGAACATACCCGCCCTGGCGGCGCCTCTGGAAGAACCTACGGGGGCGAGGGCGCCCCCTAACCCATTGACAATGCGTAGTCAGCGCGCCGTGCGTAGCGCGCGCCGCATCGCGATGCGCAGGCTGATGGGGAATTGGCGCCGGACGAAGTTGGCCGTCGTCGTGAAGAAATCGTACCGCTGCCGGTACTGCGGTTGCCTGACCTCGATCAGCACCGGCTTGATCGCGCCGCTGTTCTTGCGCTCCCAGACGCCCGGGGCCAGCTGACCGCCCGGCTTCGGCACGAAGTAATTTTTCAGCCCTCGATTGCGTCCGCGGCTCCGCGCCGTGCGGTTCTGGCTACCGTCTGTCGATGCGCCCAGCGCCGACAAGATCTTCACGTAGTTGGCGCGCGTCATGTTGCCGTACTGGTTCAGGCGCTGGCCTGGGGCCGGCACCAGGAAGGCATTGTTCTTGATCAGGCCGCGGCGGCGCATGGCGACCTCGTGGCGCTTCGCGAGGCGCGGCGTGCCGAACACGACCGGGCGAAGGTACTTGCCGGCGGGCGTGCCCTTCGCCGCGAACTCTCGCCACATCAGGCTGGCGGTCGTGACGGCAGCTGCGAGCCCGGCGTGGCGCTGGCCGCGCCGATACCGCGCCTTGCGCGGATAGATGCCGCGGATGGTGAAGGGCTTCGGTCGGTCGAGGTGCCGCCTCATGGCGCGCTGGTTGTGCCGGACACCTGCCGTCGCGACATCGTTGACCGCCAAGAACACCGCGAAGGGCAGCTGCTCTCGCGCCGTGCGGTTCAGACCTCGCTCGAACTCCCTGACGTTGGTTCGAATATCGAACCCGGAAAGCATGTCTTACCGGGTCGTGCGCGCCGTGCCGCCCTTGCCCGTCTTGCGGGGCGAGCGCTTCGGCGGTGCGACGGGTTCACTGCTCTGCGTTTCGACCTCGGCCGTAGCCGCAGTTGCAAACTCAGCGCAGCTGTCATCCTCGAGCGTAATCGGCCACTGGGTTTCAATGACGGCGCCGCCGGACGTGTTCGGCTTCGGCGCGTGACGACGGCATTGCCCCGTCCGCTTCATGTTGCCCTTGCGGCCTTCGATCCAGTGCTTGCAGTCCTTGCAGCTCGGCATGACATCCTCCGGAAAGTGCGGCGCCCGCGCACCGGGTCCTACACGCGGGCTCCTGCTATCCGCCCTGGTCTCGCAACCGACGCGTCAGCGTTGGCCATCACAGTGCTGATACGAAAAAGGCGCCCCGATGGGGCGCCTGCTGTCTGGTGAACTCTGGACACATTGAACCCGTCGGCGATTTCGGCGGGCTCTTGCCCTATCGCCCAGGTCCGCCCTCGGCTCGGCCATTATGATGTTCTTGGTTCGGCTGCCGCAGGATCGACGGGTCGTCCTTGAACGCTATTTATGGCGACGATGCGCAACCCAGTCAACGATATTTCGTTGGTCGGCAACGGCAGCGCCTCGCCTGTAAGGGGGCAAATCGAACGCAATCGCAGAACATGCCAAGGCGAACACCTTTGGTGCACCCTCTTCTCGATACTTCTTAATCGTCGCGCGGCTCACGCCAAACACTTGCTCGGCAGCGCGGTCCGACAATTTGAAGCGATCCAGAAAATCCTGAACCTCTCGCCCTGACATGATTGCTTTATTTGTGGTCATCGCTATATTCTCGCTGTCCGTCAGGGGCCGGGCCGAAGCCCGACCCCCTTAGGCTCAGATCAGGTGGAACCGGATTGAGATCCGCCAAGAACCGCTCCGGTTCCCCTTGATCGTCACCCTTAAGCGAAACAACCCAAGCATGGGCGCCTCCTTCAGGTGACATCGGCAGATGGCGCCGACACGTGTTTATCTCACGAGGCGCGCTGACAGTAAAGCTCAAGTTGCGAAATTGTGCGCCAATCTAGCGTGGTTTTGGCTTTGTTTTTCGCCATTCCGCCAATTGCAGACACACTAAGACGTTATGTACGTTCAAAGAAATTGGAATACAAGGGTTAAGAGCCCCCTTCGTTAAAATACAATATGTTACGCCGATTTTTTGCCCATGGGCGCCGCTAACATATTTCTTTTTTTACGCCACCCGCCCCAGCTTGCCCAGCGGCACCTCGACCTCGCGCTCGGCCCCGAAGAGCGGTAGCACCATGCAGGCCGTCTGCCCCTTGATCTCCGTCACCTCGGACACATGGCCCTCATAGACGCCGTCCAGGATCTCCACGCGGTCGCCCTTGCGGAATTCCCGGCCCGTCTGCATGAAGCGCTGCTCGTTCGGCGCCACGAAGTCGCCGGCAGAGTGCGCCAGCACCAGGCGGCGCACCTGGGCGAACGGTACGACCATCGGCCGGCCTTCATGACCGATCACGTGCGTGACCAGTTTGAAGCGGAACAGCTCGTGCCAGGGGTAGAGATAGAGCGCAGCGGCCGGCACGAAGCCGACCAGCAGATAGCCCGGTACCAGCGGGAATTTGCGCTCTTCCTTCGCCTTCACCACGCCATTCCGGCGCCGGAACCGCGTCTCGATCGGCACGAACACGGTCAGGCCGTGATCGGACAGGACGCGCTCGGCGGCGAATTCCTTGGTGGAGGGGACGCGCACCAGAAACCAGTCGAGCCGGCCCAGCGCGTCCAGGTCCGTATCGGACAGCGCCCGGTTCACGTCCTCGCGCTTCTTCACCTTGCGCGGCGTGCGCCTGGGCTTCGCCGTCTCCGTCGGCGGCGTCTCGCGCGCATCGGACAGCAGATCGTCGATCGAGCGCTGGGCAAGCCTGTAGGGGCGTTTGAGCGCGCGGCGGCGGTTCTTCATCGCTGAACGCCCTCCCGATCACGGCGACCGTCGGCAACGCCGAACAGATACGACGCGCCGACGCATATGCTGGCACCCAAAGTCGGAAAGCCGGCGCCGTATGTGACAACCCCGACAAGGCCGAGAAGAAACGCAATCGTCGTCATGCTCCCTCCCCAGCGTCCAGCATCTCGTCGACGTTCCGCAGGATCACCTCAAAGGAGATGGCGATCACCCAGGGATTTTCTTCCCAGCTGTAGCCACGCTTGGCATTGATGCTGTCCCAGAGCGTGGAAAACCAAGCGACAGGTCTGCGCCAACGCCCCCACCCCTCAGCCTTCGCATCCGCTTCGCTGATATCCTTGACCCGCTCGACCCGGACTTCCGTCACCTTGAGGGTGAGGCGGGAGGCCCAGCGAGGCATGTGCATGGCGGCCCTGGTGCGACCGAACATGTTTGCAATGTCCTCCTGCTCGTCGGCGATGTAGTCGAGAATCTCCCAGCCCCTCATGTCGCGCGGCTTGACGGGGTCGCTTTTGGCCAGCGTCCGCCAGCACTCCCGAACATAGAGGAGGTCGCCAGGGACAAACGGCACACGAAATGTCGGCAGGCACTGGCGATCGTCGACCTGCCACCAGCACCAGCGGTCCGACATGCCGCGCGGATTCTCGGGTGTCCGCCGCTCCGAACAATAGCTGTCCAGATACGGAACCGGGTGCTTCTGCTGATGCTTCTGGTGGCAGTCGGCGGGAGGCGCTGGCGGAACGTTGGTCAGCACACGCCGCGTCTGCGTCTTCCTGCCTTTCAGCAGGGCTTGCACCATGGGGCCGGTGAAGGTGATGGGGCGGACGGTCATTGGTGAGGTCATGATTTGAACCTAACCTTTCCGCATTTCGCGCATTCGTAGCTGGGCGGACCGACGAGGGCTTGAAGCCTCGACAACCGCCACTCGTGACGGCAAAAAAACCGGCGGATCGCGCAAAGCATCTACTCGCCCTCCTGTTGAACGGTGCGGCGCGCGAGAGTGCCGAACGGATCATCCCGCTCGACCTTCGCGGACCTGAGAAGCGTCGAGACGAACAGCCAGTCGGGCTTTTCCTTCTCGCGCTGTGGTGCTGGCTTTCGGTAGCTGAACGGGTCCTGCCATTTGGTCGCGCGCTCTTCGGGAGGCGTCCACCAGATCAGACCGGCCCATCCCGGGCATTCGTCTTTCGTGATCAGCCCGGCCGGGACGAGGTAGTAAAACCGGTTCGAATACCGCAGAGCGTGGCGCTGCTTTTCCAGGCTGTCGCGCCGATAGTCGGAGCGGGACACCTTGACCTCATAGCCGACCGTCGCGAACCCGCTGCTGGCGTTCGGCGTCAACGTCCAGAAGTCGGTGCGACGCTTCCCCTTCCACGAGATGTTGTTCAGCAGCAGCTCTTCAGCGGCGATCAGGTGGCGTGATTTACGGCGGAGGTCAGCCATGATGAGCGCGGTCGTTTCTGCGTCGGTCATCCCGCCCTCGCTTTCCGCGCCAGCCGGCGCTGCCAGAATGTTTCGGAATAGGCCGACATGCCGTGCGCCCGGAGGACGTCGGCGAAGGCGGCCTGGAATTGATCGCTGCCGTCTTTGGCGACAGCCGCGACCAGCGGTCCGTCGCGCTTGATCCGGAATGCGCCCTTCTTCGCCCAACGGCGGATGTCCGCCTCGCTCGCGCCGGCCTCCCGGCACTCCGCCAGGAAGCGATGCTCATCGCCGTCGCCCAGCTCGACGGGCTCGATCGCACCCGCCGGTGCGTCGGCCGGAAGGAATTTCCGAACCAGTCCGGACTTGCGGGCCAGGAAATACCCGACGCTGGCCTTCTGCCCTCCGGCAGCCAGGGCCTTGGCCAGATAGTTCCGGGCCGATGCCAGCACCGGATCCGCGCCGAACCGGTCGACAGCAGCCCGCCAGCGGGACCGCAACAGCTTCTCGCTGTCCCTTACGCCAGGCCAGTCACCCGGCCAGACCGACATGAACAGATCGAACCCTTCCAACCGATCCGAAACATTCCCCCCGTCCTCGGGGGGTAAGGGGGGATCTTGTAAATTGGAGTTCTTCTTTAGGGGGTGCATCTCATGACAGGGGCCCCCTGCATCTCGTGCACCCTCCCCCTGCATCTCGTGCAGGGGGGTATCGTCACCGGGATCGGCAGAGGGGGGTGCACCTCGTGCAGGGGGGTCCTTGTATCCCGCTATCGGTTCCGGCAGCGATGTTCCCTTTTTGATCGCCAGGGCAATCAACTCGGCGCGATGCTGCGTCAGAACGATGTGGTTCGTGGTCCGGGCCTGGCTACCACCCCGGGTGCGGGCAATCCGGCAGATGACGCCGTTTTCCTCCCATTTCTTCAGCCAGTTTCGAACAGCCCGTTCCTTCACCTCCGCCTCGTGGCAGATGGTCTTGATCGAAGGCCAGCAGCAGCCCCGGTCATCCGCATAGTCCGCCAGGACACGCATGATGCCCTTGGCCGTGGGGTTGCCGGCACGGAACGAGATCGCCCATGTGGTGGCCTTGGCGCTCATCGGCGGGCCCCCGTCACGGCCATCTCCGGCGTCCAGGGGTTCGCCTCGGTGGGCTCGGGCCCCTCGTACCGCCCGAAGCGCTCAAGGGTCTTCGGAGAGGACGACGGACACGGGTTGTACAGGCCGTGCCGAATGGCGTGGCGCCGGATCATGTGCTGGACAGAGGTATGGTCCCGCCCGCCCATGCGATGGCCGATGTTCGGCAGTGACAGGCCGCGGCCGTCGACATAGGCATGATACATCGCGTGACCGCGGGACCGAGCGATGCGGTCCTGCCGCGAACGGCCCATGATCACCGCCGCAGGCACGTCATAGATCCGGCTGGCCACGTCGACGAAGTGGCCCAGCAGCGGGCGGGAGAAGCGCGCCGCGTAGATCATCCGGTCGAGGCAGTCGATTTCCTCCATGCCGGCGACCTTGCGCATGCAGCGCTGGGCATATGGCGAAAGATCATTCATCGATCGCGTCCTCCAGTTTCACGGTCTTGCCGGCCATCTCCGCGTGATAGGCACACCAGGGCTTCCCCGGCTCGCGCGTCATCCCGCAAAAGCCGAAAGCGTCCGGGTCAGTGGCGCCGTCCACCTCCCACTTGCAGCCGCGATGGTCGATCATCTGGTCGAAGGTCAGCGGGCTCGGGGAATCGGGCGCGCGGGCGGTCTTCTGGACGAGGCCCATCTTGGGGCGCCTTCGCGCTTCCATCGGGTCCAAATGTGGCGGTGCCTCGCAGTTTCCCTTGCGGCGGCCTCGATAAACCCGCTCGCCGGCGGTAGCGGAGATCGGGTCAGGTGGTGCCTGCGGCTTCGGCGGCCTGGGCGGTGAAGGCGCACGATACCGGCCCGTCCGCTGTTCCATCCGCTTGATCTGACCCAGCGCCATGTTGCGGGTCACGCGAACACCGACGCGAGCCGACACAGCGCGGGCGATCTCCGTCGCGCTCAGCCCGTCGATCCACCTGGCGAGCATCCATGTGCGCAATTCGTCATTCCATTGCACCCGCGTTCCGCTCATGTCAGCACCTCCGGCGTCTTCGGTTTCGCGATGGATGGATGGGCGGGGTCCAGAAGGGCCTCTGCGCGCTCCAGACGGTCTTCCAGCGCCGCGATACGATCCCGGTGAATGCGGGCGACAGGGCAATCCGTGCAGGCTTCAACCATCACCGCCTCCCCGGCCCGGTGGGCAGCTCGCGCGCCATGCGGGCCATGCGTCGAACGGTGGCGTTGGCCGTCGGCGTCTCCTGGGCGGCGATGCGCTCGAAATGCTTGCGCCAGCGGAACAGACGCACGCCCAGGCGGTTCTGGGTGCGAATGGCATCCGCCAGGCGATGCTCCGCAATGCCGGCCGTCTCCACACTGTCGGCCAGCGACAGCACCGCCTCGTCCAAAGCCTTCTGCGTCCCGGCGAGATCGCGCGCCAAAGCGTCGGCCCGACGCCGGATCCTGTGAAGCCAGATCACCACGGCGATCACCATCCCGGTCTGGGCGGCGAGAATGAACATCATCCAGCCCATCAGTCCCTCCTCACGGTCTTGCCGGACATCGTCCGCTTGAACCGGCCGTCCCGGTTGGTCTGGAAACCCCGGCCTTTCAGCTGAGCTTTCCGGCGGGCCTCAGCCTTCCCGGGTTTGAGCCCCAGCGGTGCGGAGCATTTCTTCGCCTGGCGCTTGATCCGGGCGGCGACCGGCTTGTCGACCCGGTTCGCCTCGGCGC